TCGATCTCATGAAGATAGATTTCAGTCGTCCGTTGTGATTTGTGGCGAAGCAGTTTCTGCAACGTCTTGGTTCCAGCCTTCTCGGTGTCATTCAGGTAGCTCGCCATGAAATGCCTTAGCGCGTGGAAACCGTAATAGAGCCCGACATCCTTCATTTTTCCCTTGATCCGGCGCTTGCTGGTGCCAAGTGGCGCGATTCCAGCACGCCGGCAAATTCCGGCCATCATCTTCGGCCGGCGCGTGTAACGGGTGCCGGTTTCTGGGTTAAGGAACACCCAGTTGTTCTGCGTGCGCTGCTTCCAGAGCCGGCGGAGCACGTCGTAAAGGTCGCGGTTAATCGGCAGCGTGTCCGCCTCCAGGTTCCCGCCCTTGCGCTTCCGGGTCCAGAGTGTGATCGTCCGCTTCTCGAAATTGACGTCCTGCCAGGTCAGGCGCAAGACCTCATCGATCCGGCCGAGGGTGTGAAGGACCGTCAGAAACAGGGGTCGCTCGACTTCAGGGTCCGCAGCCATGATCATCTTGAGGACCTCTTCCTCGGTCGGAATCCTCTTGCGGGAAGGGGTGTGGGGGAGTTTGTCGAGATCCCAGCAGGGGTTGAAGTCGATGACCTTCAGCACCCGCCTAGCGTAACTGAAGAAGGCGCTCAGATCCTTGCGGTAGGCGTTGTAGGTGTTGGCGCTCTTTGCGCGCTCGGTGAGGTATTGCTCCAGGTGGAAGGGCTTGATTGTTTCGATCGGAAACCGCTCGCCGAGGAACGCAGTCATGCCGGCGAGCACCCGGCGTTTTCCGTCATAGGTCTTTGTGGCGAAGCGTTTGTGGGCGAAGTCTAGGTAGGCGTAGGCGGCTTCTTTAAAAGCCGTGCCTACAGTCTCGGGTGCTGATCCGCCTGCTTTTAGCTTCTTCCGCCGGGCCTCCTGGGCCGCCCGCGCCTTCGCTTTCGTCGCGAATCCTCGCCCGGCGAAGCGCGTTCCCTGGTATTGGAAGTCGTAGGTCCACGTTCCTCGCAGCTTGTCCTTCCACAATCCCATTGATCGCGTCCTCCCGAAAACGCAACCGACGGATGCCGGCAGGGTAAAACCCGCCCAACCGGATGGCGTTTTCATACACCGTCCGGACGCTCAACGCAAGGCGATCCGCGACTTGCTGCGGAGTCAAGAGACGCATGGCGGTCACACCCTCACTTGCCGGCCCCGACGACGATTCCAAGGCAAAAACCGGCGGCAAACACGATAATCGATACCGTCAACCAAAAGATAAGGTCCGCTTCGGTTCCCATCGATTCGATCACCCTTTCGTATCTTCGAACTTCCCGCAGGCCGGCCAGTTCACCCGGTGGTCGGTCCCTGGACCGTTGGTGAAGGGGCGCAGCCGGCATTCGAAGTAGCGCTTCGAGTATTCCAGCACCACGAGCAAATCGCAGTCCTTGCAGCGGCCCCCTTCCGGGCCGGGACCGTAGGCCCGGATGCATGGGTTTTTGATTTTCGCTATGCTCCTTGCATCTACTTGGAGCAGTTTCCCGAGCTCCAGCTGCATCATTTCTCCGACAACATGAGCCTCGGCGTCAGTGACACCAGCGCGGCGATCTCCTCGTTTGCCGTTTCGGATGCGACCCTGCCGTCCTGCAGGAGCAGGTGGGGGAAGAAGGCTGCGCGGGGGCCGGCGACCACGGCATAAAGGCACACGCTCTTGATGTAATGATAGAGCATCGTCGCAGCTTGGATCCGCGCGGCCTGGTGGTTGCCGCGATGGGATTTCAGGACCGGCCAGATGATCTTGAATGAGTCCGCCTTGATGCCGAAGGCGAGCATGAAGGCGGCCCTGCCGGAGGCATCCGAACCGAATCCTTCTCCCAGCACCTTCCCGCCCAGGGCCTCGATCTGCCCCTTCGCCCGATCGATCCAGGTGTCGGGTGAAGACCGCCCGGTCTGCCAGTAATTGACTTCCTCGGCGTAAGCCATTATCCCTCCAACTCGATCAGTCCGCCGCATTTCGGGCAGAAGTTGAACACCACTCCTCCGTAGGTCCGGATGCGGCGCAACTCGTCGATGTGAACGAGGTTGGCGAACCCGCCGCGATCCCCCGCCACCTGCATCGGCACCATCCCGATCACATGGTGGCAGGCGTGGGGGCCGGGCTCCCGGGCAGGTGCGCCCACTTCTTCACCGACCGTCCCCATTCCCTCGTTCCTTCCGCCAGCTTGCATCCTTCATTTTTTTGAAGAGTTATTTGAAGAACTAGACTGAGCCGCTTTCAGCACCTCAGATGAAAGACGTTCAGTACCTTCAGTAGTAGGTGCTGAAACAGTTTCAGCGCCTTCATGGCCAAGCTGCTGAACCTCTTTCAGCAGCTTCAAAGGAGCCCGCGCCTTGGCCCTGGCTTCCACCGCGGCCCCTTGCCCACAGCCGGCGCATGCGGGGTCGTAGGATGAGCCTCCCCGTCACCACTGGCCGTTCAAGGATCGCGCCCGGTTCCGGCGCGCAAGGCAGGTCGATACCGGAATGTTGGCGCTGTATCGCTCGCAGTGCATTCTTCCGCTCATGCGGCTACCTCATGGCCTGCTCGATGTGCCGGATGAGGCGTGCGCACTCCTCGGCCGTCCGCGGCCCCAGGCCGCCGAGAAGTTCCTTTTTCGCTTCTTCGTAGATGCCCCTCTCGGTCCGGCGCAGGTCACAGAGCTGGGCATACTCTTCTGAGCGCATCATCGCCTCGACCGATCCGGCTTCGCCGTTCGGCCCTGGGGGCTTCCCCGAGGGGTGGCTTGAGCCCTGTCCCGCCGCCGTGCCGGCGGGGTGAACCGACTTGACATCGGGGCTGTTGGCCAGGGCGTCGAGGGGTGCCGCCGATGGGTATCCGACCTCCCTGGGCTCATCCTCGAAATCCGGACCCAAAGGCGGCCCGGCCTCCGGACCGGTGGTTTCGACCGGCTCGGATCCGCCGGCGGCTCTGCCTCGCCGGCCCCGTTTGGGTTTTTCCGTTTCCGCGGAGGCGGCCGGCGCCGAGGCATTGCCGTTCGCCGCTGCGCCCCCAGGCCCTTTCTCTTGACCTCCCCGCCTCGATTCCACGAAGGCCCCCCAGAACTCCTCGAACCGGCCGGAGGCCATGACTTCGGATTTGAACTGGTCCGCCGCTTTGCGGTTTCCCTCGGCGGTCGCCTGGACGAACCGTTCGAAATCGGGGTTGGGCCAGGCATCCGAGCGCGCCTGTGCGGCGCTGTCGAAGTCCCCGGGGCCGGGCTCGGGGAGACTCCGGTTCCCGCCGAGAAGATCGAGGTTGTAACCGCCTTTTCCAGAATCGGAATTGTCGTCGTTTTCGACCGCCTGCATGAACTCAATCGAGGCCGGGACGAGCTTCGAGGAGTGTTTAATAACGGTCTTCAGGTTCATCTCCTCCGGCCACTGGTGCCAGACCGAGTCACGCTTGCCGCCCCCCTTCTGCGGATCGCCCGTCTCGGCGTAGGCCCAGGCCTGCGACCGGGCGCGGCGCTTGTGGATCTCGTGGATCGGCATGAAGTCGGGGTGCTTGGTCCCGTCCTTCAGCTGCCAGACGATGTAGGCCCCAATGCACTCCCCGCTCTCGCCGCGCTTGCGCTTCTCTGGGTCCATGAACCAAGGCTTGTGGACGAGGGCGCGATCCAGGCCGAAGGAGAGGTCGAACAGGTCGTTCTCGTAGACGTTCGCCCCCCAGACGTCCGCGATGGTGTCCGAGCGCCTGGCGAGGTCGATCAGCCCCTGGTAGCCGACCTGGGCTTGGACCTCGTACTGTTTCACCCACCGGCCGTCGATGTTCTTGGTGTTAAGGTACGGGACGAGGTAGGCGCGGCCGAGAATAGGCTCAAGGCCAAGCTGGGCGAAGAACATCGCGCTCTGAAGGATCGACTCGGCCGTGCACTCGAGGATCTTCGGGTTGCGCAGGATCGCCCCGAAGTAGACCTTGAGGAAGCGCTCGGCGGAGAGCCACTTGGGGAGCGCCTCCATGATCTGGTTTTTGATCCGATCGTTGTTGAGGTAGCGCTTGAGGCTCAGTGCGCGGTCATTGTAGGTCGCAACTTCCCTTTCGCTCGCCATTTTCGGCTCCTTTCTTCCCGGCAGATTGAGGACCTAATTCAAATCCGGATCCGGACGTTTTCTTCCTGGTAGATTTCGATGCCGGGGATCAGGCGGATCCCGGCGCGAACCGCCTTGTTGACGGCGATGGTATCGATCATGAGGTAGTCCCAAGGGACGTTTTCCTTCGACACCAGACGCCACTTCCATTCCTTCGTCTGGCTGGCGCTTCCCTCCTCGGTGCGCACAGGCTCCTGCTTCTGGGGCAGGACCGGCATGGGAACTTCGACCTGGGGTAGCCCCTTCTCGGCCGATTCGGCATCGAGGCGTTCCTGCAGCTTGCGGGCCTCTTCCTGGGCGCGGCGCTCGGCCTCGAGGCGCTCGAGCTTCTGCCTTGTGAGGTAGGCGTTGATCTTCTGTTTGAGGAGGCGCTCGGTCGCTTCGAGCTGGTCGGTGTAGACCTTCGCCAGGTTGCCGATCCCCTTGGTGTATTCCTGGTAGGGCCGCACCTTTTCCTTTCGCAGTTCCTCGATCGTTTTTACGATCCGCTTCGCCTGGGCGGCCATTTCGATAGCCGTCTTGTTGCTCTCCTCGTCAATGACTTGGTGGTTTTCGGCCGTCGCCTTCATGCGGCCGACTTCATCCTCGTACACCTTGAGGGCTGCGCGAACGGGAGCGATGTCGAATGGGTTGCGCGGGGCGGGCGGCTTCGCCTCGGACGAGCCTGCCGCGGCCTTCTTCCTGCCTGAAGCCTTCTTTGTGGCCACGTTGAAATCGAGCATGGGTCAAACCTCCTGGAAGTAGCGGACCGCGGTCAGGGCGGAAACGAACGCCGCAAAGTCGCGGTCCTGGTAGGTGTAGTCGTCGGCAAGCGGCATTCCGCCATCTTGCTTGAGCCGGAGAGAAAAGGTTCGGCCGATCCTCGGAAACCCATTTGCGAGAGCAAGCTGTTTGTAAGCCGCAAGTTGCCCGCACCAGGTGCGCCCCTTCGCGCGGCTCGTTTTGAGATCACAAATCGCGGGTGCCTCCTCGTAGCGAAGCTTAAGGATCAGATCGGGATGCCCAACGTAGTGCAGCTTCGGGTGGACGAGCTCGGGTTCGACGGCGAGCACCTCGTCTACGTGACGGCCGAACCACAGGCGGAAGGACTCGACCAGCCCCTGCCATTCGGGCTCAGGATCGAGGACAAAGATCCCCTGCGCATGCAGAAGGCAGGCGGTATGAACGGCGGTTCCGCGCCGGCAGGCAGCCTCCAGAACGCCAGGGCGGACGGTATCGAGGCCGGTGAAGGGGGCGAGAACCCGGGTGACGGATAGGGGCTTCATTTCCAATCCGTCCTTTGGATGGATACGGGGTTGCGATGCACCCGCGGTCGGTAGCTGAAACCAGCGACGACGAGAGCGGTTTCAAGGTCGTTTAGGGGCGCGTCGGGGATTTTGTCCGCAACGAGGTCGAGCATGCTGAAACCCTCGAGGTCATCTCCGAGTACCTCTTGGGCCTTGAGGACGATGGCGCGGCACTGGGCCGCGAGATCGAGCAACGTGCGCGGCTTTTTCGTCATAGCATCTCCCCGTAGAGTGAGGGCGCACCACTCCTGTCGAATTACAAACGGGTTTTTCGGATCCGGCCGGATTACGGCCGGGTCGCTGTAATTCCGTGCCTGGCGAGGGCTTAAAGGCCTTGTGCCAGCCCGTCGCGCATGACGGAGGCGGGGCTCACAGCTCGCGGCGCAGCCTGGAGATCACGCCGGTCATCGCTTGCCCGCCGGAAGCCGTACTTTCCAAATCGCCGACCAAAGCGCGCGATCGAGATTTCCAGCATCAATGTGCTTAATTATTGCAAAAGTGGAATGAAAATGCAAGTATAAAATCAGAAGTGATATTTTCGGCAGGCGAAATTAGATTAATGAGCAGGCTGTAGAGGCCTTCTAAGTTTGGATGGATTGAAGCCGGCAGGATCGTCTCGACGGCATTCGCTTTTATTTCGAAACTGAAGTTCTGCCATTGCGTGCTCAAGCTCTCGAATACGGTCTTTGTGCTCTGCAAGCTCCTTTCTTGATTGGGAAAGTTCTTTATAGGCTAAGAGTAATTCCTCCGATGGCCCTTGCTGAGGAGGCCCATTTTTTGGGTTTTCAGAGTGATGCTTGAGGAGATCAAGTCGCTTTAGCAGCGCATAAAGGTTCTCGGTGCTGGCCATTCGGCCGCTGGCAAGACGCGAAATAACGGATTCAGAAATCTCGGCTGCCGTGGCAAGCTCTTTCTGGCTTTTAAATCCAAGCTGGATAGCCTTTTGGAATATTAGTTGCACAAGTGGGCTTTTAAGTTGACTTTTAAGTTGCATAAGTGGTATTCTCCCCAGCATGAAGCTGATCGACTATTTCAACAGCGCTAGGGCAAAACCTACGCCCTGGGCTAAAGACAACGGCATCGCCCCATCTGTCATCAGCCGCTACCTAAACGGCAAGGGAATCTCAGCGAAAAACGCATTACGCATTCAAGCAGCTACCGGTGGAAAGGTAACAGTGATGGAACTGCTTTTTGGATCTGAGGGATCCGACCGCAATGCTGCCTAACGGCTTGTTTCGTGAAAAAAGGAGGTGAAACCGTGGCGGGGAAAAAGGAAGTGGTGTTGAATTTCAAGGTGTGCGAGCAGTTTTCGGCGTGGTTCGACCTGGCCGCAAGGCAGATCGATCGCCCAAAGTCACAGATCTTACGAACGTGCCTCCTCCTCTCTCTCCCGAGCGTGCTGGTCAACCCCTCCCTGGTTGATCACACGCGGCTTGAAGATACCAAATTCAAAGAGGTTTGTCAGTAACTTTTTTGTAATTCTCAATAGTTGGCCGGAATTACCAACGTTTTACTAACTGGAAAGCGATGTAGCACAAATCACAACCTCGTAACCATCCCCATTCGAACCGGGATCGCATGAAAAACGACATCCGCGTCGATTTCTCCTTCTATGGCCACCGGAAGAGAAGGCGTTTAGCGTTGGCCTTGAACCTCTCAATCCCAAAAGGTCCAACGGACTATCTCATAGATCTCTGGTTACGCGTTGCGATGGAGCGTCCGGATGGACGGTTAACGGGATGGGATGAAATTGACATTGCCGATGCAGCCGGTTGGGTTGGAGATCCTCGACAGTTTGTCTCGGCACTGGCCGAAACCCGCTGGATTGAACAAGACGGAGCTTGCTGGGTTATTCATGACTGGCCCAAACATCAACCCTGGGTAGTTGGATCGGAGGCTCGTAGCGCTGCGGGCCGCAAAGCGGCGCAGGTCCGTTGGGGACAGCGTATTCCTGCCCAACGGAATGCGTCTTTATGCGAAACGCAATGCGAACCGCATGCGGGGAGCAATGCGGAGGGATGCGACCCGTTATGCCCCATCTCCATATCCATATCCAATTCCAACTCCAAAGAAACAGACAAGCGAGAGATAAATCTCTCGCTCGTCCCCGACGATGCCGTCGGGGACCCGGGTTCCCCCGATTCGGCAGGGGGCAGGACGTTAAAAACCGATGTCCCAGACGTCCAGAACCTCGAGGGCAACGTCGAGGGGGACGTCCAGGGCCAAGGTCAACCTAAACCCCAGCCATCCAAGCCCGATCGCCACCCCCACTGCCCATACCTGGACATCATCGCCGCTTACCACGAGGCCATGCCCGCCAATCCCCGCATCCGGCAAATCGACGAGACGACCCGTAAGCACCTCCAGACCCGCTGGCGGGAGGACCGTGAGCGCCAAAGCCTCGACTGGTGGCGGGAGTTTTTCGCCTGGTGCGCCAAGTCGAAGTTCCTGGTTGGTCAGAAGACCGACTTCATCGCGGACCTGATGTGGCTCGCCCGCCCCCAGAACTTCGCGAAGGTCCTGGCCGGCCGTTACCACCACGAGAACCCGAACGGCAACCTGCCGCTCCGGACGCGTCAGAACATGGCGGCGGCCGATGCCGTGAAGCGCATGATCCGGGATGGGAAGCTTTGAGCCGGCACAAAAACACCGCATCCCGCAACGGGAGGAGCGCAGTTTCGGACGATCGCACCCCGGCGAATGGTCCAGTAGCGGGGGAAGCTTCGCTTAAAATCAAAATACTCGCGCGCGCGAAACTTGTGCTACGACGCGGGCGCGTGAGAACTCGCGCGCAATTTAAAGCGCCGTGCGTTGGAGGTGAGTCGTGAACGAGCGCGAAAAGGAGCAGCTTGTGGATGTGGTCGCAGGCTTCGCCGAGCTTGTCGGAAGGACTCTTTCCCCGGTCGCGGTCGCTCTCTTTGTCAGCGCCCTGAGCGATTTGTCCTATGACGACGTCTCGATGGCGCTTTCCCGAATCGCCCAGGATAGCCGGTTTTTCCCCAGCCCCGCCGAAGTCCGGGAGCGCTGCGGGCGGGGGGTGGTCTCTGTCGAGGACCGGGCGAATGCGGAGGCGACGAGGGTCCTCGAGGCTGTGCGCGGGGTGGGCGGCTATCGCTCGGTCGTGTTCGATGACCCGGTGACCATGGCCGTGATCGCGATCGGATTCGGCGGCTGGGTCAGACTGACTCGAGCGCAAGTGGTTCCTAATCGAGTTCGCGAAGATCTACCGGTCCTACCATGCGTGCGGAATGAATCGCGGCGGGGTTCTCGCAGGGATCATCGAGCAGACGAACGACGCCAAACAACTCCCGACCGAGGATCCGCCGGTTCTTATCGGGGACCACGAACAATGCCTGCTCGTCATGAGCCGGGACCCGAAGACGGTCCCGATCTCAAGAAACCCCAAAGCCAAGCCGGGGGAGATTTCTTGCGTGCTGGACAAGCTTGTCCTCCAAAACACAACAACGTCAACCGAGGTGGCGGAATGAAACAGACCGAAGCGGAACTGACGAGCGCGATCCGGTTGCTATTGAAGACCGTGGGGATTTTTTCCTGGAAGCAGTGGCAGGGGCCGATGAGCCAGCCGAGGGGCGTCTCGGACATAATCGGCTGTTGGAACGGACGGTTCCTTGCGATCGAGGTTAAAACCCCCGGCGGCCGGGTTAGCCCGGACCAGGAGAAGTTCCTCGAGGCCGTGCGCCGGCACGGCGGAATCGCCTTCGTTGCCCGGTCGATCGACGACGTGATCGAGGGGCTCGGGATCCAGAACCGGTTTCTATTCGCCAATAAGGAGAAGCGGGAGGCTCGCGGCTGAGTCCGCGGGGCAGGGTAGAGTGGGGGGATGAGTGAAATTTGTCAAACTGGAGGGTTAACTCATGCTGTGTCCGAAGTGCGGAAACGAGAAATCAAACATGCTGAGGAAGGTGTCGTTGGACGATTCAGACATGAGGATCAGACGATGTAAGACGTGTGGACACGTTTACCACACAGCCGAAATTATCACAGGGTCATTTTGTGCCCCAGCCAACTCAAAAGCGCCTAAAACGATTACTGCGATAAGAACGATAGAATCGCCAAGAAAGATGGAAACGCTGTAGATGGGGGTAAACGGCAAATCCAACGGCACTGGCGCCGGCGACTTGCGACCCTTCGCAGTTGTGAAAGAATAGTCGCCATGGCCCGGGGCTCTCTCTCCCAGAGACGCACACCATCCCTGGGCCGTACCTCCATGCAGTGCCGGCGGGAGTCGCCACGGGCTCCCGCCGGAAAACCCAAAACTGGAGGTTTCCGATGCTCGGAGCGCTTCGATTCAGCGCCGGAGACCTGAAGCGGGACCATGGGGCGATGAGTGACTTACAGACGCTCGCATCCGGAGCCGGCGCAGGCTTTCTCACCTCCGTCATGACCCTCCTGTTCACCATCTTCGGCTTTCACAAGCGCCTCGAACGCATCGAGACCGAAAAACTCAACCGCGAGATCCACGAGCTTTGCTCGACCGGGATCCTTGCGCAAGTCACCGAGCTCAGACGCTGCATGTCCGACGAGGTCCGCGGGCTCGGCGCCGAGATCAAGCAGCTGCGCGTCGACACCAACCGCGACATCCGCGAGCTCGCCCACCGGATCGACCTGTTGGCGAGTTTTAGGAAAAACCAGATGGCAGAAACCAATCGCGACATCCGCGAGCTCACCAATCGCATCGATCGATTCACCAACCAGGGAGAGGAGGAGTGATGCCGTACTTGGTATGCGACGAACCGCGCCAGGAGGAGGGGGTAACCCACTACACGATCCGGGGCCTCGGAGCCGGGGGCTTCGCCGACCCTCTCACCGTGCCGGCATGGCCCGGATCCGATCATGGCTTCAAACTCGACATCTCCGGTCTCAAGCCGGGCGCCTACACCGTCCGGGCGAACGCCTGCAACCAGTTCCTGTGCTCGATCGATTCCGACCCTTTCGAGTGTACCGTGCCCGAAGCGCCTTCTGCGCCTTGCGGGCTGCGTATCTCCTTCGCCGACTGATCGAGATCTTAGCGGGGTGGCTGAAATGAGCAAGTTCGACAAGCAGGTAGACGAGATCAAGGGGCGCGTCAGCGAGGAAATCGAGGAGAAGAAGTCCTGGCTGCGCGGGAAATGGTGGCTCGGCTGGGCGATCCTGGGCTTCTTTGTCGCCTGCGGAATCCTCTGGGGGGTTACGCGATGAAGCTCGACAAACTGAAAAGCGCGGCCCTCATCCTCGTCGCCGCGGCCTCCATAGCGCTGATTGCCTACAATCTGCACACCCTGGCATCCGGCCGGCCGGGGTCGCCGAAGACCCCCTCGGGGCTTCGGATCGTCGAGAAGGCGAGGTAGGGCATGGGCATCCTCACAGCTATCCCCGTGATCGGCGAGATCGTCCAGGCCGGGATCGAGATCGTGAAGAAGCTTATCCCGGACAAGGACAAGCAGCTCGAGGCCGAGCTCGCGCTCAAGATGGTTGCCGTCGAAGCCGAGCGGAAGCTCCGCGAGCAGGAGCACGCCGAGAAGATGGGGCAGATCGAGATCAACAAGCTCGAGGCTCAGAGCCCAGACGCTTACGTCCGGCGCGCGCGGCCGACGACGGTTTGGATCTGCAACGCGGCCCTCGGCTACGTCTTTGTAGGGCACCCGCTTCTTGCCTGGGCGGCTGCGGTCTGGCGGCCGGATTTGACGCCGCCGGCGCTCCCGGATGCCGAGTATCTGTTCATCGTGCTGGGGGCGCTTCTTGGCTTCGGCGGATTCAGAAGCTGGGAGAAATGGAAGGGGGTCACGAAATGAGGCTCAGGAACTGGCTGTTCGGCAAAAAACCGGACGAGGCGGAGGGCCAGGAAGGATCCGCCCAGGACGAGTCTGAGGCCGAAGAGGAAGAGAGAAAGCGCCGCCGCAGGGAGGAGGCCAAGAAGAAGCGCAAACCCTATGGCGGCTACTTCGGCGAGCGCAAGGGCTACGGGAAAATGCTCGATGAGCTCGACGAGGAATAGCGATCCAGAAACGCCTTTGACGATCAGCGGCAAGAGCCGGTGGCCGGCAGAGGGAAGAGACGGTCGGGATGCCACGAGGACCAAGGGCGCAGCGTGAACGCTACCGGAAATTCGCCGAGGCCTACCTCGCGTTCGGGCAGCCAACATACCTGCGGGGGATGCAGAGCGCGATCGCCGCGGGCTACAGCGAAACCTACGCCAAGGCACGCGGCTACGCGATGGTTGACCACCCGGAGGTCCAGAAGGAGTTCGAGCGGATCCGCCGCCGGCGGATGCGGTGCTCAACCATCGCAACCCCCGAGGAGATCCTGGAGGTATTGACCACGGTGGTGCGGACTTTGCCGAATGAGCTCGTGGACGAATCAGGGGAGATTCTCCCGCTGCACCGGATGGGCCGCGACCAGGCTCAGGCGATCGCCGGTGTCAAAGTGCGCGAGCGGGTGATCGCCGGAAATGGCGATGAGCAGGTCATCGAACGGCGGCGCGAGTACCGGCTGACCGACCGGCTTAAGGCGGCTGAGATGATCGCCAAGCACCATGGTCTCTTTGAGGCGGACAACCGCCAGCGCGAGGTCAAACAGACGATGCTCGTCATGATGCCAACGGGCGACCTCACGCTCGAGGAGTGGACGGCCCAGGTGGCAGTGCTCAAGGCCGCACAGCCGCGGACACTTCCGGAGCCCGCTCCGCGGGCCGCCTGAGTGGTCGATGTATTGGTCGCCGCAGCCGGGGCCGCAGCTTTTCGCCTGCACCTGTCCATGCGATGAGGTGCTCTTTGGAGGGGCTCGGGGCGGGGGCAAGAGCGACACTTTGATCGGGCGGCATCTTTTAGGTGTCCAGAAACACAGAAGAAACTGGAACGGACTCATCGTCCGGCGGCGCTACAAGGACTTCAACGAGATGCGCCGGCGCTGGGATGAGCTCATCAGCCAGGGGCTCCCGGCCGAGCGTGTCGGCGGTGAGAATCAGTCGAACTACATCAGGTTTTCGAACGGGGCGGCGGTCTCCATGATGGCTTTCCAGCGGCTCGAGCAACTCGACGACATCCAGGGGCACCAATACCCGGAGGTCTCGGTTGACGAGTGCACGAACTTCCCCTGGTTCGTGAAGCTCATGGATAAGCTGCGTGCGGTCAACCGCTCTCCTCACGGGGTTCCGACCCGGATCTTCTGCACCGGGAACCCCGGAGGCCCCGGGCACGTCCAGGTGAAGAGCTACTTTCGCCTCGGTCGGGACGGCCTTGCGCCCATGACCGTCTGGAGCGATGCGACCGGGACAAGCCGGGTTTTCATCGAGTCCAAGCTCGACGACAATCGGATCCTGACCGAAAACGACCCGAAGTACGCTGCGAGGCTGCGCTCGATCCAGGATCCGATCCTCAGGAAGGCCTGGCTCGACGGCGACTGGGACGTCTACATCGGCCAGGCCTTCCGAATCACCTCCCGGCACGTCGTCAAGCCGATGCCGGTGCCGGCCCACGTCCCGATCTACATGACCTTCGACTGGGGCTTCGGCAAGCCCTTCAGCCTCATGTGGTGGTGGGTGGACCACGAGGACCGGCTCTACGGGTTCTCCGAGTGGTACGGCTGGAACGGGGTCGAGGACGAGGGGCTGCGTCTGGAGGACTCGGCGATCGCCGATGGGATCATCGAGCGCGAGCACAAGCTGGGAATCTGGGGGCGGCCGGTTGTTCGGCTGGCCGGCCCGGACTGCTGGAACAAAAAGCCCGACTACCGCGGCGGCGGCCAGGGGCCGAGCACGGCCGAGGTGTTCCGGGAGAAGGGAATCGTGCTGCGGCCGGGCGATCCGAGCCGTGAGCAGAAGCTGCGAGCGTTCCGGGAGCGGATCGCGCTGCCGGCAGACGAGAAGAAGCTTCCGATGCTGGTCGTCTACGACAGCTGCAAGCACTTCCTGCGGACGATCCCCTCGCTCGTCTACGACGACGAGCACCCCGAGTACCTGGACGAGGAGCAGGAGCTCCACGTGTTCGACTCCGCCTGCCATGTGGTCATGGCGCGGGCAAAGGGAGTGGCGATCGAGGTGGTCGCAGGGATCGTGGAGCGCGAGGAGCGGGCCGCGGCGCGGGCGAAGCTTCCGCGCGAGCAGCAGAGCGCCTGGAGTGAGATCGACCGGATCCTTGAGCGGCAGCGCGAGGAAGAGGAGGCGTATTGATGGACCAGTTGATCAATGCGGAGGTTGCGCTTTCAGGCGTTGCGGTGGCGGCGCTCCTCCTTGTGATCGTTTGGCAGACGGTTGCGTTCCATCGCGAGCGCGGCCGGCTGATGCGTCACAACGACGAGCTCCTGAACCGGCTCATGAGCCGGGATTTCGCCGAGTATGCGGCCGGATCCCGGGCGCTGCCCTCGAACTGGCGAGATATCCGGGACTACGTCGCCCGGCGCGGCAAGGAGGACGAGGACGCCGAGGAGACCGAGGCCGGGAAGGACGACGGGTTAGGGATCCCGGTCGTCTGAGCGCGCGGGCATGATCGATGCCAGCTGAGATGTTAAAGGACCAGGGCTCCAGGGGATGCACCGCATGAAGCGGATGGACGAAACAAAGCTTCGCAAGATCTACGAATCGCTCTTCGAGGAGAGGGCGCAGTCCGGGATGCGGATCCTCCACCGGGTCTGGTTCAGAAACGTGCTCTATTATCTCGGCGAGCAGTGGTTCGAGTGGGTGCGTGGGCAGGAGACGTTTCGCCGGATCATGCCGAACGCCTACACGCCGACCCCGGTCTCGAACATCATCCGCGATTACGTCCGGTCGATGAAGTCGCTCGTCTTAAACAAGGACTACGCCGTCACCATCTGGCCGAACTCAAACGACCAGGATGACCGGGATGCGGCGGAAATGGGGGAGACGTTCCTCCGGTGGCTTGAGACCTACAACGACGAGCAGCACCTGGACGAGCGCGAGAAGATCGCGATCTGGATGGTGCTCGCCGGCACCGCCTTCGACCGGACGACGATCAGCCGCGACGACGACGGCTGGGTGATGGACCGGGACGGGAACCCGATCACGACCGGGAACATCGCCTCGTCCTGCGTGAACCCTTTTTCGGTGGTGCTTGACTCCTACGGGGAGACGCTGAGGCAGAAGCGTTACGTCGGGATCAAGACGCTCCGTCCCCGTGAGTGGGTCGAGGACATCTTCAAGATCAAGGTCGCGGCGGGCGAGGACCGGATGCTCGTCGACTACGAGCGGAAGCTCTCCCAGCTGGTCGCAAACGTCTCCCCCTGGAAGGGCGACGGTGTGGAGTGGTTCAACGAGTTTGCCGACGAGGACCTCGTGCTCTTCAAGGAGGTCGAGTGCCGGCCGACGAAGGAGATGCCCCGCGGGCACTACTCCGCCATGGTAGGCGATCAGATCGTTTTCGAGTACGACCGGCTGCCGATAGCAACCGGGAAGGACAGCCGCTGGGACTACAGCCTGACCGACTTCCACTACCACTACGTCCCGGGGAGGTTCTGGAGCGATAGCGGGGTGAACGACCTGGTGAGCACCCAGAACACAGTGAACGAGATCGACCAGGAGCTTGCAATCAACCGGAAGGGGATCGGCAAGCCCCTCGTGCTGGTTCCGACCGACGTGAACATGAAGCGCTTGACCCGCTTCGGGCAGAGCGTGCTTGTGCTCCAGTACGATGCACTCCTCTCCGGGGGCGCAAAGCCTGAGATCGGCCGGGGAATTCCGCTGCCTTCGCAGGTCCTGGACGAGCGGGCCGTGCACATGCAGTCCGCCCAGGATGCCGCCGGCGATCCCCGGAACGTGCTCCGCGGCAAGGCCCCGACAAGCCAGGCCTCCGGGGTCATGGTGGACATCCTGCGCGATGCGGCCGAGCAGGGTCATCTTCCCGACGTGGAGAGATTTTTCAGGGCGCTGAAAAGGGTGAAGCGCAAACAGCTCCTTCTGGCCCAGGAGGCCTACACCGAGGAGCGCCTTATCAAGATCCCGGACCGCGGCGGCCGGGCCAAAATCATCAAGTTCCGGGGGGCGGACCTGCGGAACAACACGGACGTGCGGATCGAGCTCGCCTCGGGGGCCGCCTCAACCCGGGCGGGCCAGGCGAATCTCCTGCTCAAGCTCGTCGGCGAGGGCTTCTTCAACGCCGACAGCCCGATCGATCCCGAGTTCCGGATCGAGATCCTGAAGCGGGTTGGCCTCGGAGGGTTCAGGGACAAGGCCTCGGCCGACATGCTGCGGGCGCAGGCCGAAAACGACCTCTGCATCAATTACAAGGAGGACGATAGCCTCAAGAAAGCCGCCTACGAGGAGCTCGACCCCGAGACTGGGATGCCGGTTCGGGTCGAGATCGCGGTGGTGGAGGGGCTCTTCGCCGGGATGTGGATGCCCGGGGCCGAGGAGCCGGTTGTGATCGAAGACGACCCGATGTTCGAGTTCGACAATCACGAGGTCCACTACGAGGTCCACCGCCGGTTCGTCGTGGGGCCTGAGTTCAAGGCGCTGCCCGGGCCGGTCCGGGACGCGATGATCGTCCACGCGAAGAGCCACAAGGAGGCCATTCGGGCGAAGGCCGAGACCGAGCAGAACGAGATGATGGCGAAGGCGGCGGAGTTCGAGGCCCAGGCCGCGGCCGCGAAGGCCGGAGCGGAAGGCAGACCCGGCGCGCCGCCGGAAGCGCCACCTGAGTTCCTTCCTGGCGGCGGAGAGACATACCCTGGGGCGGCATACCCGGGGCCGGCTGAGGAGGCCTACGCATTATGAAGATGGTCCCGCTGAAGTTCACGAAGTCCGAGATGAAACTGCGGAGCTCGCTATCCCCGGTCGCAGTGGAGGACAGCCCGAAGTACCCCTGGGGGACCGAGATCCACCTCGACAACAAGGGGATCGAAAAGCTCAAGCTCGACCCTTCGGACTTCGAGGCCGGAGACGTGGTCGAGTTCCGGGCGCGGGCGATCGTGACCTCGGTCTCCAAGCGCGAGACGACCGAGGGTTCCGACAAGTCGATGAGCTTCCAGATCACCCACCTTGCGATCGGGGAGCAAGGGGACGACGAGGAGAACTAGAAGAGCGTTATCCGGGGTTCTCCGCCGGGGGGCTGGCCAGCCTGCTGCGGGGGCGACGCGAAAGAAGGGGCGCTTGTGCGGGCGCACACCTGCACAAAGCGCCCTTTCTTTACCCCGGCAACCATAAAAGCCCGCCGCCAACGAGAGCGGATCGGTTTTCGAGGAGCGGCGATACGGGACGGAGGGGACGATGAGCGTTTTCGATGCAACTGCGGTCAACATGGCGGCCGGGGCTCCCGGCGGGGCGGCGAACCAAGGTGCCGACGCCGGCAAGGGCGATGCGCCCGGCGAAGGCGAAAAGGCGGCGCCCAAGGAAGGCGACAGCCCGAGGGGCGACCGGAAGGAGCCGGACAAGGGCGGCGGCGAGGGTACTCGCCCGAAGGCGGACCAGGCGGTCGAGGCGATCCTCGATAAGTACGGCCTGACCACCCACGAGGAGCTCAAGGAGTTCATCGACGGGTTGGCGGGCTTAAAGAGCAAAATCGGCGAGGCCGACCTCGACGAGATCATGGAATCTCACGAGACGCTCAAGACCTACCGCAAGGAGTGGGTCAAGCAGGAGCGCGAGAAGCTCAAGGAGAACGAATCGCCCGAGGAGACCATCAAGCGGCTCGAGCGCGAACGCGAAGAGATCGATGCGCGCATGGCGAAGGGTGAGCGGCAGCGGAAACAGTCCGAGGCGGCCAAGCGCAGCATCGAAGAGTTCTCCAGGACGGTCGTCGCCTCGATCGAGGGGGACGAGTCGATCCCGGAGGAGTACCGGGCGTTCGCCGCAGCGTTGCTCGGGGTGAAAAACCCCATCAACGACGTGGACATCCGCGACAAGGCGGCCGTGCGCAAGGCATGGAAGACGTATGGCGCCAGGATGGTCAAAGAATTCGAGCAGGCGGTCATCAAGCGCTACCGGGACGGCAAGTCGGGGCTTCCCCCGACGCCGCCCCCGGCTGGGGGTGGGGGCGCACCCGTGGCCGCCGACGGCAAAGCGAAAAATTTAACCGAAGCGCGGCGGCTTGCGCACCAGTCGCTTTCGGCCCTCTTCGGCCGGAAATAGCGGCCTGCGCAGGCCGTCGCCATAGAACCACAGGAGAACAAAGGAAATGGCAATCGATTATCATGACCTGCAAGCGATCCAGGAGACATTGAAGAACGTCTACGGCGCGGGCCTGATGGCTCAGTTCGCAGACGAGCGGACGACCTACAACCAGTTCCCGAAGAGCCAGCGCAAGCCGCGAGGGCTAGGCTACTTCTTCGGCCTTCGCTATGCGCGCGCCCAGGGAGTCGGCGCCCGGCGCGAGAGCGAGCCGCTGCCCGATCCCCTTGCCGGCAAGTACGACCAGGGGAAGATCGTGCCGAAGTACATCTACGGTGTGCTGCGGCTGACCGGCCCCGCGATCGAGGCGGCGAAGGGGGACATCGCAGCTTTCGTGGACGGGCTCTCGGATGCCGTGGACGACATCTATCAGAGCCTGATCAACGACATGAACCGCCAGGGCTGCGGGGACGGCTTCGGGCTGCTCGCGCAGCTCTCGGCCGCCTCGGACGCGCTTACGGCGAGCGGGTCCACCTGGACGATCACCTGCAACAACAACCTCGGCGTCTCCCGGCTCGTCCCCGGGATGGTGGTGGACTTCTACGACGGGACGGCGATCGACCAGTCGAGCGTCGCCTCTCGGGTCGCAACCGTGGACTACCAGAACAAGACCGCCGAGATGGAGCCGAATGACGGCACCTACAAGACGAACCACCCGATCGTGGCGGCCCGCTCCTACACCATCGCAACCGATGCGGTTCCCCTGGGGGCCTATGCGGTCCGGATCGGTGCGCGCGAGGCCTCGCACGCCACGACCAACACCCCGGTCGAGATGACGGGGCTCGAGGGGATCTACGACGACGGGACGCTGCTCGCTTCCTTCGAGAACATCGCAGTCGCCGACTTTCCCCAGTGGAAGGCGAACGCGATCGGCAATTCGAGCGTGGACCGCGAGCTCACCCTGAACCTCATGCTCCAGGCGCTCGACTTGACCCGCACCCGCTCGGGCAAGCGCGTCTCGATCATGCGCATGGGCCTCGGCCAGCGGAGAAAGTACGCGAACCTGCTCATCCCGGATGTTCGCTTCGCGCCGACCGAGCTCAAGGGCGGCTACGAGATGCTGACCTTTGCCGGCGGCGACGGCGCGGTCAAGATGATCATCGATCCGGATCTTCCGCCCGGCAAGATCTTCTGCGAGCCGGACGGGGTGATCCAGAAGTACGAGATGACCGCCCTCGGCTGGGGGAATTTGGATCAGCAGATCCACCAGCGGCAGGGGTTCGACGAGTGGGACCAGTTCCTGCGGATCTACACCAACCTTGGCTGCGAGCAGAGGAACTGCCTCACGGTGATCAAGGACCTCGTGGAGCCGACACTCTACACCTGATGAACCTTAGCGCGCGGTAGCGCAAAAGGATGGGGCAGGCGGGAGCCCCGGGAGGGGTGGCGATCAGGCCACCCCTCCTCAACCCGCAAACCAGTATCCCGGGCCACCGGGGGGTCAACTATCAAAGGGAGGAACGACCAATGATTCAGCTTCGCAATCTCGCACCCGAACTGAAAAACATCATCCTTTCGGCCGCGCAGCTCATTCCCGGCATGGCCGAGAGGTTCATCATCGCCACCTCGGGAGGCCAGTCCCTTTCCTACTGGAACGGGAAGTTGAACGGCGAGAAAGTCTACAACACCATCGCCGCAGCGCTCGCCGCCATGACGAGCGGCCGGAACGACGTGGCCCTGCTCGCACCCGACAACCATTCGCAGGCATCGGCGCTCGACTGGAACAAGAACCTGTGCCACCTGATCGGCGCTTACGGGCCGGCGCGCCAGAACATGCGCTCCAGGATCGGGCATTCGGCCAACTTCACGCCGGTCCTGACCGTTTCGGGATACGGTAACACCATCGCCGGGATCTACCTGATGCACGGCCGCGGGAATGCGGCGAATCTTGTAGGCCTCTCGGTGACCGGCGAACGCAATTCGTTCATCGGCTGCCATTTCCTGTCCGCCGATGCGACCGAGCTCGACCAGGCGAACTACCGCCTGGTTTCGATCAACGCGGCCGAGCAGTACTTCTGCGGCTGCGCGTTCGGTTCGGACACGGTCGCGTGGACGAACGGCGCCATGGTGCGACTCGGGGCCTCGGGCGACGGCGGACCGCCGCGCGTCCTCTTCGAGGACTGCGTGTTTTACATGAACGCGGACAACGGCCAGGTGCGGTTCCTGGACGCCTCACTCGCGGGGATGGGCCGGGCGCTGATCTACTTCAAGAATTGCCATTTCATCAACCTCGGGTCAAGCCTCGCCTACGCGATCAACGGGGCGGGCCTCGGCAACGCCAAAATGTTCTTCGACCTGAATTGTTCGTTCGCGGGGGTGACCGAGGTCGTCGAGGCGGCCTACGAGGCGAGCATCTTCTGCGGCTGCGCCAACCTCGGCGGAGCGGACTGGATTACCGGCGGCGCCGCGGTGAAGCTCGGTAACATGCTCGCGAGCAACCCGGATGTGAGCTAACCGGAAGGATGGCTTTGACCGAGAAAATCGCGATGGAGACGGCGGCCCTGGCGCGGGCGGACTCGCTGGCCAGGGTCGCCCTCTACGCGCCCCAGAACCGCGGCGCTGCGATTTACGCAAGGCTATCGAAGGTGGTGCGAATGCCCGCCTGGTTCCGGGGCTCCCGGATCACGGCCTACCTGCGGATGCTCTACACGGCCGAGCGGTATTTCATCGACGTTCACGGGGATAAGTGACCATGTACAGCCCGGACAGGGGATTTCTGAAAAAGCTTAAAGCCCTCGACCCGAACCTTGGATGCCGCTACGAGCCCGGCCATGGACATTTTGTCATCACCTATCGACGCGCGACAGGGGAGCCTGTGCCAATCTGGCTCGTTCAGACGGTGGACGGGGGGTTCCGGCAACCCGACGACCGCGAGATCCGCAAGCTTCGGGAGGGCGACCTGCAGCGCATGAGCATGAAGGAGCGGCTCCAGAAGGTCGCGTTTCACTTGGAGCGGGAGCGCCAGTTGCGAAGGCGCAGAGCCTCCGAGCTGATCCGCGACATGACCAAGGACGGCAAGTTTCAGCTGTCGCGAGCAATCGGAAAAATCGACCACAACCCCGGCGGGAAGCGGATGCCCTTCCGCCGGATCGACCCTAAACCGAAAGGCAAGGCATTTTCCACCGCGGCTTGAGGCTCAAGACGCGACGGGAGAGCGAAAGGAAGGAAGCGAGATGGCAGTCATACTCTTCAACCCGACCGGCGAGGAGATGCGGACCCAGTATATCGGCGAGGAGGTGGTGATCCCTCCCGCCCCGGACCCGCGGCACAAGATCCGCGTGGACGACGCCCGCGGCCGGCACGTGCTGAACGTCCTGGGTCCCCGGGGGCTCATGACGCTCGAGTACGGCGACGAGGGCGACGGGGAATCCCGCAAGGCTGAGATCGGCCGGCAACGGAACCTCGAATTCTGGCGCAAGCAGGTCATGGACTTCAACCAATTGAACGACCAGCAGCACCAGAAGAAGCTCCCCTACATCCAGGCCTCGCCCCCGATCAAGGCCGCCGCGCGAAGGCTTGGGATCAAACTCTATGAGCCCATGAGCTCAACCGACGATTACACCGAAGCCCAGGCGAAAGCGCTCGCCGAGCTCGAGCAGAAAAAGCGCGAGGTCGCGGAGAAGGACAAGGTGATCCAGTCGCTTTCGTCCAAGGTGGATAAGCTGACCTCGCTCGTCGAAAACATGCTTGCCGCAGCCGGAAAGCAGGCCGCAGCCCCGCCGGCCGGCGAGGCCGACGACTGGTCCGAGCTCAAGCGCAAGATCAAGAGCATCAACGGCAACCACCTCGCCGGGTGGGTACGTCAGAACTGGGAGGCGCTCTTCGACTATCCGGACGACGTGCGCGACCTGATCGCCGAGCGCTGGGAGAAGCTCTACC